TCAATAAACAGAACATCCGACAGTGGAGATACTACTTCATTCATTGCGAAGTTGATGTCCAATAATAATAAAAGAGCAGCCTCTCTTGGAAAAACACTTGAAGATGCATTTAATACAGATGAAGGACAATTAGAATCTTTTCTTACAGATCAATATAGAAACCGGTTAATTAAGCATGCAGATTTACATGAAGTAGCTTCCCAATTAACAGAGTTACAAGAAGCTATTACTGTAACAAGAGATGCCATTATCTCTGCGGATGTAGTAGCAGGACATATGTCACGTACTCTCAAGATAGGTGACGATGATGAGGATAGTATAGAAGAAGACTATATCCCGATTATAGAGAAAATGGAGAAAGACTTTAAATTACAAGAGAAAGTTAAAAACTTCATTATCCCTAAATCATTAGAGTATGGTGAATACTATGTATACTGCATTCCATATTCAAAGTTATTTGAAGATTTCTCTAAAGAAAAGAATATGGTAATGACTGGAAGAAATGCATATAGTGCATATTCTACTATAACAGAATCCACTGTATTAGAATCTACTTCCAGTAAGAAAATAAATGACTTAGTAGATAAGATAGCGGGGCATATCAGAACTATAAAGCCATCAGATATGTTTAAAAATGCAGACTTATCTAAAGAAGTTAAAGCATATCTCGAAAACGTTACTGTATGCAATACTGCAGTACCACTTCCAGTATTGGAAGAAGGAATTGGATCAGTAAGAGAATTCTATACGGAATTCGCTGAATCTACTTTCAATGAAAAAGACACTACAAGTGATAAGATTTCTTTCAGCAATATCATGAAAGGTATTGACGGTTTAGGAGTTCATAATGATAATAACGCTAGCGGTATGAACAAGAAAACTGGTGGAAAGAAAAACGAATCATTTGCTAATATAAAAGACTGCTATATTAAGATGATCGACCCTACCCATCTTCTCCCTATAGAGATTATGAATGAGGTTATTGGATATTACTATATCCAAGAAGAAGATATTACTCCGTTATCAGGTATTCTTACTTCTACGGTATACTATGATAAGTACGATAATAACTCAAATGAGAACAACATCTTAAGTAGTATAGCAGAAACTATCGTAGCTTCTTTTGATAAGAAATTCTTAGAGAAGAATATCAAATTCAAGAAACTTATCGTAGAAGCATTAAATTACTTCAGACTCAATAATAGAAAGATCAAGTTCCAGTTCATCCCTAAGGAATATATCATTCCATTTAAGATAAATGAAGACGAAAATGGACATGGTGTATCTATTATAGAGCCATCATTATTCTATGCAAAACTTTATCTCATGCTCTTATTATTTAAATTCATGAGCATTATCCTTAATAGTAACGATACTAAGGTAAACTATATCAAGCAATCTGGTATAGAGAAGAACGTTGCTAATAAGATACAAGAGATTGCTAGAATAAGACAAGAAAGACAAGTTACGTTAACAGACATGTTCTCTTATACTACTTTAGTAAATAAAGTAGGGCAGGGTAGTGAAATGTACATCCCCGTAGGAAAATCAGGAGAACGTGGTATCGAAACAGAAATATTATCTGGACAGGAAGTACAGATAAACTCTGACTTCATGGAGATGTTAAAGAAAGCATATATCTCCGGCACAGGTGTTCCAGATGTATTACTTAACTACTTACATGAAGCAGAATTTGCTAAAACACTTGAACTTGCAAATAATAGATTCACTGGCAGAGTAGTATCGTTCCAGCTTGACTACAATGTACAGATTACTGAATTATATAAAACTATAATGAGGTATAGTACTACTATCCCAGAGAATATAATAGAGTCATTCTCATTCAACTTCATCCAGCCAAAATCAGGAAATGCTAACATTACAGGTGAGTTAATAAACAATCACAATGCATTCCAGGAATGGGCAGTTAACTTATTCTTCGGACAGGATAACCAGGATGAGACAATGATGACTAGAATAAATGACTTCAAGAAGAAAGTTGCAAAAGAATTCTTACCAATGCTTGACTTTGCTAAACTTGAAGAAATATATGATGAAGTTAAACTAAATGGTGTAAGTGACGATCTCAAATCCGATAGTGAAGGAGATGAGAATAACGGAGGAGATAACGGTGGTGGAGAAGCACAACCGGCAGAAGAAGAAACTCCAGAAGCATAACATATAGGTAAATACTATCAATTCATTCACTTACTACATAAAGAATACCCTACACACATATTCCGTGTGTAGGGTATTCTTACCGTTAAAAATCCCGTACATGAAAGCCATGTACGGGATTCTTTATATATGTTAAAACCAGATAAACGGAGGTTCAAAAAGTATATATTACTGACGAGCAGCGAGATCGTAAGATTCGCCTCTGTCTTCATCACGATACCAGTTAGGAGAGATCTTCTTATCAACAAGAACACCTGATTTAGTATCATACTGTGTACCAGTTTTCTTATCGATTGAAACATCATAACCACTGTTGAAGTAGAGAGAGTCGACAAGTACGTTATACTTATTGATAAGTTTAACAGCCTGCTCGTTGATCTGTGGGCTCATGTATCTTGTAGCAGTAAATGTTACGTTCATCTGAACGAGATCATGTGTACCAGCATCGTAGTTGAACTGGCTGAGCTGAACTGACTTAGGGAAGCAGTTAGCATAGAGAGCTGCGAATTCAACCTTCTTACCTGACTGATCTGTAACAACGTAGATAAATTCTGCTGTGTGGTTAGCCTGTGAAACAGGAACCGGAGCGCCATAGTAGTGTGAGAAGCCTGACTGTAAGTCAGCTACACCGTTGATCCAGAACTGTACGAATTCTCTTACAGGTGATCCTGAGAATTCATATGTCTTAATTGTAAGTTCATTTGTATCATCAGTTGCAATTGTTGGAATATCCATTGCACGGTTAGTATAACCGCCCTGCATCTGTGATGTCTGAACCTGAATATCGTTACCGCCTTCAACGCCAGTGTTAGCATATTCGAGAATGTGCTTGAACATTGACATCTTATTCTGGAGGTCTGTACTATTCTTAGCAAGTTCTTCAATGAAAAGAGGCTGTCTGATCATGAAGATACGGCCAAAGCCTGTCTTAAGCGGGTCATACTGCTGGAGAGCATTACGAGTAACGTTAAGACCGCCGAGGAATAATGCATAATTTGTAATTGTACCAGCTGAGTCAGATGAGTGAATACCAGTCTGGAATGTCTGTAAACTATTAGCCATACATTGTCACCCCTTTCTTATTCGCTTACGCTGTTGCGCTTGTTAACATCGATTTCGATGATAACTCTCTTTGTAATGCCTCTGAATACAACAGCTACATAGCAGTGGAGGATTGATCTTTCAGCTTCGAAGTCTGACTGATCGAAGTCGATAGATAATGATTCACACTTAACACCGAGCCAGCTTACGAACTTAGCTTCTTCAGTTCTCTTGAATACTGCTCTGTCTTCAGCTGAAGTGAATGTGTAAATGATATCCCAGCAGTCCTTTTCAATCTGTCTCTTAAGTTCGAAGAGAACGTTCATGTTAGATTCTTCGAGGAGATCAGATGTGATTGTCTGTGCTGTAGACTGTGTAGCTCTCTGGTATACGTTCTCATCGATATTCTCGAAGTAGTTGATACGTGCCTTGTAGAGCTTTTCCTTTTCGTCCATTGCGATATCGTTAATGCATGGTTCAAGGGAATCCTTGATATGACCAGTAAGCTGAGCATATCTCTTAACGAATGGTGTCTGTGTACCATTTAATGTTGTATGGATACCGATGTTCTGAGCAATGAAGTATGTTGTTGTGACGTCACACTTCTTACCTGTTTCAGGGTCTCTTACAACATAGTGCTGGAATTCCTTTGAAAGGTTTCTTGTATTGAACTGAGCCATATTTGAAATGCAGTTATCAAGCTGGTTCAGAGTTGTTTCAACACCTGCGTCGATGTAGCAGAGACAGTCTTCTCTTAAGTTAGCGAGATCTGCTAATGCACCCTTAACTTCATAAGGATAGTTTGCATCGAACATGTAGTTGAGAGGTGTACGTCTTGTTGAGAGAAGAGTGTTATCGTAAACGCCGTTGAAAGCATTCTTGTAACAAGCAATCTCATACTTAGCGATAGCTGCGTCGCCTGTGATGATGATTGTTGGGTCAGTTGGGTCAACCCATCTTGCATCTGAACCGAAGTCGCCATCATAGCCACCAGCAAGTGTG